GCATCTTCATGCCCCAGCAATCACATGACAAACCTTTGTCAGTAAATTCTATAGTGTAGGTATCACCTTTGCTACCAGGCTCTTCCCATTTGGTACCAAGAGCCCAGTGGCCAATGAAGTTGATATCTGTCGGTTTGTAGTAGCGAGGAGTAAACTTACGCATCGATCTGCTCATGCCATTCTGCCTTGTTCAGTACTGCGATATAGGTTCCAGCCTTTACTTGTTCGCCAGTCGTACGACGACCGAACCAGGTACCACCAACATTCCAGAAACGCCAGGTCTTTTGAAGTTCTTGAGCAGTCATGTCTTATCTCCTTTGATAAGACCTTTATATCAAAACAAAATGCATTTGTACACAGTTATTTTCGTTCTTTCAAACTTTTTACATGCGTCCTGTGAATTCTACAATTGATGATTCCGTTGTAATAACGGTCATCTAACAGTACTTGTCTATCAAATTGTTCTTTGGCTTCGAAGTAACCAAGTTCACCCTTCGATTTGCCAAAATGTAATATCTCACGACAAAAATTTTGCTCTCCGGATTCGAGGAGCAATTCTTTGACGAGTTCACTGGATCCATAATAGGATCTCCAGTCTGATTCAACAGTACTTCTTCGTTTTCTGGTTTTTCCTTTAAGAGGAGGCAATGTTTTTTTGGACCAGAATGTCTTCTTTCCAATGTACATTTTATCGTTGGATTTATCAGTAATAACATAGACAAATCCCATCCATTGCTTCAACTCTTCTTCAGTTGGCTCGTAAAGCTCACCTTTATAGTACCACATATTAATTTTCTCACATATAAGCCGTATGACTTATATATGGATCATATTAATCGTCGCTATCTTCTTCTTCATCTATTAACTCAGAATATGATTCATACCCGCATAGCGGGCAATATTCAGGTTCTTGTCTTTTTTTATTAATCACTGTGACCCGGGTTTCCGAGCCACAGTGATCGCACTCTAATGAGTATTCAGATAGTCTCAATTAAGCCTCGCATGAGACGCAGGTCATGATATCACGAACAAGCTCTTGTGCTGGGTTTGAGGAACGTTGGTAATAGAATGTCTTCACTCCGAGTCTCCATCCTTCGATAATTAGGGCGTTAATATCTTTAGCCGGAGCGTCAGGTGGAATCATCAAGTTCAAACTCTGGCTTTGATCTATATATGCTTGACGAACTGCCGCTTGTTGCACAACATTGAGTGGAGAGATTTCAGAGAATGTTTTGAAAACATCTTTTTCCTTTTGAGTGAGGAATTCCAAATGTTGTACAGAACCTTTGCGCATAAGAATCGTATCCCACGTGCTGTCATCATTCTTACCATGAGCTTCAAGTACATCAACAAGATATGGATTCTTATAGGTGAATACACCTTTAGCCAAATCTTTTACAAAGTAGTTTGATGCAAGAGGTTCGATAGACGGACTTACTTGTCCAAGGATGAATGACGATGATGTAGTTGGAGCAATAGCGCAGCGAGTAAGATTACGTTCGCCATAACCTTTCATACCTTCTGGTTCACCATAAATCTCTGCCATTTCTTTAGATGCTGTAAGAGATTTATCATCAATAAACTTACTGATTTCTTCTGCCAATTCGATTGCTTCAAACGATTCAAATGGAATCATTTTAGACTGAAGATATGAATGCCAACCAAGTTGGCCGATACCAAGTGCTCTCCAATGTTTTGCAAAATTATGTGCAGTTTCCATGAAACGCACACCTTTAGTCTTGCGGATATATTCTTCCATGACAGCATCAAGGAAATAAGTCATAATTTCAACCGCATCAGTTTCTTTCCATTCATCGTAAGTGACAAGATTCATGGATGAAAGATTACATACAAATGTCCAAATTTTGCTAGAAGGTAATGCAATTTCTGAACAAAGATTGGATGCCCAGATCATATAGTTATGATCTTTCAAAACCTTTGGTTTATTGTTATTAACAGTATCAGTAAAAAACAAATAAGGATAACCAGTTTCCTTACGCTTACGCAGGACTTTTGCCCACACTTCACGCTTTTCTTTATTGCCTGTAATCATATCTTCCATCCATTCATCAGTGATTGTTACACCGATTGAAATGTTTTGAATGATTGCACCTGGCTCACGAATTTCTAGGAACTCATTAATATCAGGATGATCAATGTTGAGATAACCAGCAAATGCGCCTCGTCGTACTGATCCTTGACTAATAACATCAGTGCCAGTATCATAGAGCCTAAGATAGTGAACAGGACCATCTGCTTTACCGCCTCCTTTAATGCTAGTACCACGTGGGCGAAGTGCCCCAAAATAACCAGATGTACCAGCTCCAAGTTTTGTTTGAACGCCAACTTCTGCATTCTTTTGTAGAATCTCTTCAATAGAGTCTTCAACATAAACGCCATTACATGAAATAGGCAACCCACGATCTGCACCAAAGTTTGACCAAACTGGTGAAGATAGGCTATAATATCCAGCCATCATATATTTGTAGAATTTTCTGGCAAAGCCAGGTTTGTTTAGAATCTTTTCTGCAGCTTGGGCAATCTCCTCAATGCGATCTTCTGCAGATACGCCAGGTAAGAGATAACCACGACTGAGGAAAGTGCGTGAATCATCGTTTAGCCAATTAAAAGCCATTATATACTCCTTAAAATAGATCGTCTGCTGAGATGCCCTGGCCACGAGCATAATCTACTGGACGGCCATGGAAAAAGTCAACCATATTTGAGCCGTAAAGCCCTTCATCAAACCACTTAGTAAGCTTGATTAACTCTTGATTATATGTGACATTATGGGCAAATCCAATTTGCTCAAGACTGTCAGCCATACGCTTTTTAATGAATTCAATAAGAATATCACTTGAAAGACCAAGTTCTTCATAATCACCCATAATCCAACGAATAACATCAGATTCGTAACCAATTGCTGCTTGAATCTCTTCTGCAATACGTGCTTCAAGTTCAGCATCAAATAGTTCTGGATATTCTGCACGCATAGTATTAATAAGTTTGATGCCACATTGCGCATGAAGCATTTCTTCGTTACGAGTATACTTCACCTGTTGTGCAGTGTCTTTTAGAATAGCTTTATTCTTATTCATATGCAAAATAATATAGAATTGTGAGAAAAGTGAAACATTCTCCACAAACAACGTGAATAGAGTGATAGCGTAAATATACTGCTTTCTGTCGTCTTTGTACACCTTTTTGCTGTACTTACGGAGATAGTCTACACGACCAGCAATAATAGGATTCTCAAGATTACGTTCAAAAATATCTGTTAAACCAAGAACATCAAGAAGCTTTTCATATGCCATATTATGGATAACTTCAGAATTACCCATAGCATACCCAAGGTCACGAATTGATGGGTGTGGAAGATTGTCGCCTAGATTTGCCCAAAATGTTTTGACTGCAACTTCAATCTGGCCAATAGCTGAAAGTGCTCTAACCAAAACTTCACGTTCTAGTGGAGTCATTTCACTTTTAAATTGAGAATAATCTGACGTAAAGTTAAATTCTTCGGGGGTCCAAAATCCGCTCCAGATAGCATCTATGAATTCTTTGGTCCAGGGATAAAGATCTGGTTTTCTTGATATTTGTTCTTCGAATAGCATTTAACTCTCCGTGTAGAAAACAATAAAAGTCTATTGCCCAAGGACATGACTTTATTGTTCTAGGTTATGTTGATATTTTTCTTAATGATTTATTATATATAGATTATCAGAGTTTGTAAATAGCTATATGCTGTATTATTTAAAAAATATTTTACAACATATATTTATTTTGAGGCTTCTATAGCCGGTGCATCACCCTGAATAGCCTTTTCATAATAGGCAATTATTTCTTTTTGCTGAAGTATATATCTTCTTAGCTCTGCTACACCAATAGAAAGATTTTCATATCCCTTTGGAGTAATGGCCATAAAAGCTACGGATCCACCATTTTCTTCAATTTTCTTTAAAGCTTCTTCTAGATTATCTTTATTAACCACAAACCATTCAGTATCTGGAAATTCGATAGGTGCCGGATGTGCCTGAAGAATAATCGCTTGCTTGACATATTCTTTTTGGATAACTACCTCTTTATCAGCAGGTTTACTGATAACTCCACAATTACTCAGTAGCAGGAGGGACAGGGGTAGGATCGCTAGGGGTAGTAGTTTCATTCTTTAATTCCTCTCTCAATCTATCGACTGCACGATTGATACGTACCGATAATCCATCTGGATCGGCAATAGCTTCTTTATTGATATCAATCTCACTAAATCTTTTTCTTAGTTTATTTAAGTTACTCTCGGCTGCCTGTAATGCAATTGTCAATTCTTTACTAAGCTTTGCATTTCTTTCAGCGTCTGCTTCCATGGAACTAATAGTATTCTGCATGGTTTCAGCTGCTAATTCTAATTTCACATTGTTTTCACGGAGTAACGCAATAGTTGCTTGTGAATTTTGATAATAAGAATATGCAGTATAACCAATAGCACTGAAAGTTCCTATAATGAATAAAAGTAAATATATTCTAAGCATTATCTTCCATATACTTTCTGAATCGTTTTAAAAGAACAGGACGTTTCTTTTTTCTTTTGTCTAATACGTTACGTGGACCCATATCCTTTGTATCCCTTGGGATACCAGCGTCAGCCGTAGTCATTAATTCTTCTTTCATTGTTTGCGCCTTTAACCAAGAAGATACAGCTTTATTTGAAGGTCTAACTTTTGACCATGAAGAAATTTTCTTATAGACACTATTTACCTGTGGTTGATAGTTTGAATTAGAAGAATTATCAATTAAAAAAAAGTTACCAAAAAAGGTTTGAAATTTACCTAAATTTTTTTGAACATCTTTCCACATTTTACTTACAGTAGCATCAGGTAATGATCTCTGTCTTTCACGATTGCGCTGTAATGCAGTTTCTTCATCAGTATTGATAAAAATCATGGCTACATCATATCCCAATTTTCGTAGAGCAATTGCCTGCATTTCAATTTTATCGTAATCTTTGCCGGTGCCATCAATCACAAGGCCAAGTCTACCATTTAAATAATTTTGCATCATGCTTTTAGTGATTACTTTAGCACGCTTTCTGATATCCTGACCTTTAGGAGAGTAAATATTATCTGGAGTCATGTCAAGACCAGCAACTTTTAATCCACGCTCGAATGCCATATCTGAATTAACTATTTTAAATCCAAGAGCAGTTAATGCCGTTTTACCCACAATGAATGATTTGCCAGATCCTGGACCTCCAGCAAGAAATATTGCTTTAAAGGTGGAAGGATCATTTACACCCTCTGTAACATTTGCCGTGTCACATTGGCCACAGCAATCTGGCGTTCCACAGTTCGGGTGATTTTTTAAATTCATTTCAGTTTCTTTGAGGCATTCATTACAAAAATCAGAACCATATTCTGCGCATTTTTTACAATCAGAGTTCATCTAATTAGCTCCAGTGAGGTGACATATACTTTTTGCTTTGAGCGAACATGAGTTGCTTCGTAAATATTTATACCAAACATTTGTCCAACAGGCATTGCATTTTCATTTACACGTACTTTATCATTTGCAGCTATATGCATGTCAATAGGATCTGAAATTTTTTCATATTTCAGTTTATAAACACCGGGACTCAATTGACCACTTTCTAAAACGAACCAATTGCTTTCCTCAGCAAGTAAGTCAGTTGGATCTATTCCAATTTGCGATAGACCTTTTAGAATCTTTTTTTCAGAAACTGAATATTTTTCTTTAATAAGATATAATGCTGCAGCATATGAAGCTAATCTACTTCCACCGCCTGGTACTTTACCCATAAGTCTTTTTACATTAAAAACTAAACGGTGAAATGGAGTGTAGGAATCTTTATATGCACTCCTATTTTGATTGATATCAAAATCTTTGCGCTTTTTACCATTTTCATCTATAATGCCAGCTTCATAGGCCTTTGTCTTGTCAAATGGAGTGACAAGTAAAGAAAGAAATCTGAATGTATAGACTAAATCGCCAGCCTGTTTAATTAGTCCCATTATATCCTCTTTAATTTTTCAATTACATCTAAATCAGATTCTATATCTTTTAATTGATTTGGACGAATATAATTTAAATATTCTAAGAAAGGCTTAATTACCTTCCAATGTTTATTTTCTAATTTTAATCCCAACAGGCGTAAACCTGCATAATTGCCAAATACATTGAATATTATAATAGTATGATTTAATATCAAGCGTTCGGATAGATTACCTGTTTCGATATATCTATTAACCAAACGCTTGATATATTTAAAACGCTTCAAATCATCATAAAATTCTTCAGGATCGATTTTACCCTTAGGAGAGTAATAATGTTTCGCTGCAAATTTTACTAGATCTTCTTCTAGTAAATCATCATCCATGAATTATATTACGAGTCCTTATGGCCGTCAGTATCTTTTTTCTGAGCTTTTGCAGTGATATCCAAAGGTTTATTAATAATGTTTTTATCACCCATTTTTGAATCGCTGGTACGAGTTGCAGCTTTTTTACCAGAAGTTCTAATTGTATCAAAAGTTCTTTTGCTAATAGCTGATGCATTTACAAAAGCTGGCATAGGTGTCGTGCGCGCAAGTTCTTTCTTTGCATTCGGAGAAAGACCTTCACCAGCTGGTGAAGCAACACCGGGTTTATGAGTTGCAGCTTCAGTTTGCACTGATTCTTTTTTCATATCCCATGGAGCTTTCTTTAGTGAAACCTTGTCTTTTGGCTGAGATTTAACAGAAGCAAGAGCTTTCTTAACATCTTTTGGAGTTAATTTCGATACTTCATTAACTGTAGCTTCAGAAGTTTGGATTTCAACTTCCTGATCTTTCTTTGCTTTTTTACGAAGGCCTTTGAAATCAGCAGCAGAAATTTTACCATCTTTATTATGGTCAATCTTATGCTGATTACCAGTTAGCTGTTCATTTTTTTCTTCTTTTTCGCCTTTTTCAGATTTGCAGTTCTTGCTAGCTTCTTGTACTTGCTTCCAAGCCTGCGCCATCTTTTTAATATCTTCAGTTTTCATTTTTACTTTCCTTACATTAGTATGTTGGTGGCGATGGCGCCAGCCATTGCGACAATAGCTATCCAAAATAGCTTATTAATGGTATTTACCGTTGCAGTATTTTGTGTTACAATAAATTCAAGTTTATCTAATTTCTCAGAAAACTTATTCATACGATCATATTGTGCAGAATATTTCTGCTCCATATTTACTAACTTTTCTTCCGCACGTGCTACAGAAATCATAGCATCAGCAAGTTTATCGATCTTGTTTTCGATTCGGTCTAAACGGGTATTTGATACTTCTTCTGACATGCCATTTACCATTTTTCTTTGTTTGCCCAATAAGCGGCAGACATTTTACCTTTAGCAATATTCTTAGCATGGCGTGCCTTGAATGATTTGCGACGTGCTTTTTGTGTGTCAGATTCACCCTTTTTAGGCTCACCGGCAGTGGTTACGCCTTGCTGACCGAATCTAATCGTTTTAACTTTATCACCAGCTTTTGCAACAACAATGTGTGACTTAGTAGGATGACCAGGAGTGCGTTTTGCTTTATTGAATCCGCTTACTCCGGCTCTTGCGAGCCGGGGATCTTTTTCCTCTAAAAATGCTTTAAACTTAAGCATCTTTTTTAATCACATTCTTATCTGTTCGCGTTAAACGAATACCTACTGTACCATCTGGCTTCATAAATTTTTCAGGTTTTTTATCAGCAGATACTACGGATTCTCTTGCATTTACCTTTGCAGAATTTTTATTGTAAGCTGCCAACGATGGATGTTTTTTCTTAAAAGCAAGATTAATACCCTTTGAACGGTCTTTCTCGTTTCTATTAGCGTCTGCTTTACTGATATACGAACTAAGTGTTGAAGATGATACTTCATCAAGTTCAACTTCTTCTTTGAGACGACCAGTTTTCGTTCCGTGATCAAAATGCCCACGATTATTACCTTGCTTGTCTTTAGCAATATGGTATTTTGTTGTTTCTCCGGAAGGATGGGTGGCAGGCTTGACAACTAATCCGCGAGCTTTTGCTGACTTTTCCCACTCAGAAGCGTCTTTAAATAAACCGGCGATGTTTTCGTCAAGCTCAACTGATTCCATCTTATTATACTTACGAGCATGAGCAGCTTTGACTTCTCTATCAGCAACAGTATTCAAAGCTTTTGAAGCATATTTCCAACGCTTATCAGCTTTTGCTTTATTCTTATCTTGAAGCGCAGCAGATGCATAGTCACGAAGCTTCTCAGTCGACACTTCATCAAGCTCAACTTCTTCGTGCATTTTATTTGCAGCTCTATTGAGACCTGTGACACGATTCTGACCTTTTTTTAGATCTTGCAGTGTCAATTTGCCTTGGTCAAGCTTTTTACGCTTTGCTTGAAGATCTGCACCAGCTTTAGCATGATAATTATAAAGTTTATCTTGAGAGATTTCATCAATTTGCTCGACTTCTTCCATTACATAAACGGTCGAATGACCATGCTTCTTTGCCCACTGCTGTGCAGACTTTTTAGCATCAGAGAACTTACCACGCGCAGAGTGTACTTCTTTTGAGTCATTTACGTTTGCATCACCCATACGCTTATGAGTAAACATCCAATTACCTTCACCGCCGGAAGCCTTCTTACCGTGTGATCTCATGTAACGATCGTGGCTAACTTCAACTGCTTCATCAAGTTCAACTTCTTCTTTAGTCAGTTTATCGACAGCCTTATTGATATTATCTCTGCGATTTGCTCTCTTCATAAGAAGTGTATTATTGTGCTTGACAGGATCTGTAACACCACGTGGATCGACGTATCTATTTCTAGTTACTTCTGCTTCACGGTTGCCCAGATCGTCTTTGGCTTTCTTAATATATGAACCAAGAGTCTTTTTGCTAATCTCATCGATTGGTTCAACTGCTTCTGTAGCAGAAACCTTTGCCTTACCAGCAATACCTGGATATGCTTTCTTGCCAGCTAAATGTACACCAGGACGACGCTTTTCAACTTCCTTTGTGCTTAATTCACCGGTATTGGTCTTATCAGCAACTTTGCGGATGTAACGACGGGCAAGGTCACGTGAGATTTCATCAACCTGCTCAGCTTTTTCAAGAACTGCTTTAGCGTTCTTATAAGCTTCACCTTCACCGGTCTTAAGACGACGATCGCGTTCTTTCTTCATCTCATCTTTTGTATAACTGCCGTGTGGGACACCAGAATTCATGTGCCACTTAAGACGACCATGAGACATTTTTGAAATATCTTCATCTAAGGTTTCTTCAGCAACCTTCTTAGCTGTTGCAGTAGCAATAGCCATCTTCTTGGCCATTGGCATGTTTGGATTCTCACGTTCCATTGCCTTTGCAATTTCTTCACGCTTTTTCAGTTCAGCAGGAGTAAGTTTCTTTTCCTCGACTGCTTCAGATGTTTTCTGTGCATCTTTAAAATCTTGAGCCGTAGGAGCTCCTTTTTCACCAGGTTTACGCATTTTTTCTCCACGCTTACGCTTAGCATGGATATTATCCCATAAACCCTTTTCTTCTAAAAACCTGTTAAAACTTTTCATATCTTGGAGACTCCTGCGTTCTTTGTGATCATAGTACTACGACGTGCTTTATCTATCATGCGATCGTGACGTACTTTCATTTGCTCTTTTTCTTTTTGATCTTTCTCTTGCGCCACCTGGCGCTCACGTGAGATAGTCTGTTTCACTTGATCCATAGTCTGTTCTTTAAATCCCTTAAGACCTTTGGCCTTTTCACCGGGAGTTATTTTCTTTGCTTTTTTGGTGGATTCTGGAGTACCCCAATCAGGTTTATTAGCATACATGCTTTTCCCTTCTTGAAGTTTCATGGAGAACGGAGCAACCTCATATTCTATTTGCGGTTGTTCAATTTTCTCTACTGCATCCAACCATTTACGATATTCATTTGATTTAGATTCAATGATTACATAGTTAGTGCCAAGACGTTTAACTACACCAATTTCACCATTCTCTTTGATGACTACTTCATCACCAACTTCATAAAGCTTGCCATCAACATAAGATTCACGGATGTCAGAAATTGGTTCAAGTTGCACGTGCTTGCGATAGTCCGTAGCTTCTTTTAATCCCATCCCCTTACGAACGGCATTAAAAAGAGCCTTTGAATCGGCATTTGAAAATGCTTTAGGAAGACCTTGAGCAAATGTTGTAAAGTCATTATCAGATGCAGCCGCCCGCATTTTAGAAGCGCTCATTCCTTCCACGCCTTCAGCATCAGGATCGCGTTCACCGGCAGAAATAACTTTAATATCCATAAAGTTATAGAACCCATGTCGCGCCTTTTTACCATTGTAATTATTAAGTAAAGCGTCAAATTCTCTAGTACGATCGGAACCGACAACCATTACAATTCTACGGAAACCTTCATCGTAAAGAGAAACAGCAACATCAATCGCTGTTTTAATTTTTGTATTAAGAATGATATTACGTGCATGACGTGGAAACATTTTACGGACAAATTTAATTTTGTCTTTATAGGCCAATGGATTCTTTCCAGAGTCATTCGACTGCGAAAGATACATTCTGTATGGATTTTTTCCAGCAGTCGAAGCCAACTTATCCATTAACTTCTCATGACCAATTGTAGGCGGATTCATTCTCCCAAAGGAGAAGAATACCGTTTTTTCTTCTTCAACTAAATACTGCTTAAATGAGCCGATCATTACGAATCCTGAGTTGTCTTAGGATGCTTACGATCCATTTCTTTTTTGCGAACATCTTTCAACATTTTTCTTGCCAACTTTGTAATACGATTTTGAAATGCTGGACTATTTAGTCGCTTTTCAACTTCGGCTTTTCTGGCAGGCGAAAGTTCATCTCTTGGCATATTTTTTATAATTCTATTATAAAATACTTTATAAGCGGCTTTACGTGCTCGTCTTTCTAAAGTTTCTTTATCGGCAAACTTACGCGCTGCTCTACGACGACCTAATGCAACTTTTGCTTTATTGCGGCGCATATCCCTACTTTTTTGTAGCCTATTCGCAATAGAAAGTGCCTCATCAACTTCAGTTTCTTCTGAAGTAAGCTGATGAACTAAAATCGTATGGATTCCATCTGGAGCTTTTATTTTCTTGTGCTTTGTCTTGTAACCAGCAGTAACACCTTTAGTGTGTTTACCTGCATCCATATAAGAATCTACTGGATTCTCATTTGATTCGCCAATTGGTCCGCCTTCGCCAACGCCAATAGTGCGCTTGCGACGGTAAGCTCTATAATTAATGAGTTCATCTTCTCCAGGAAGATACTCTACTGTAAACATGTCTTTAAATCTTAGCATTTATCTTCTTCCCGGTTTATCCCATCCCTTTAACGTATCTGGTGAGAAGTTGTTGAATGAAAATTCCATTCGATCAACGATCTTCACCGCATCACCACCAAGTTTGTCAATAGCGACGTAACCCTCTGGACCTGTAGTCTTAAATCCATTACGAGTCTTAACAAAATGTTTAGTTTTAGATAATCTATTAAGTATATTTATAAGTTTTAATTTCGCTAAAACAATCATTTTTTGTAAATCGAACATTAACTTTAAAGATTTTTTGTTCTGATTTGAGAAAAAATTCAATAATTCATCTCTTTTTGCATATTGTACGGCTTTACCTGACTCAGTTTTTTTACTTGAAGCTTCTTTTTCATACTTATCATGAATCCATTTAACTAAATTATTAACATGAGCTGCAGTATTAGTTATAACCGTACCTTGACGAACAAAGCTATTATTAAATGTTTCAATGTGTTGTGCAAGTAATTGATTGCTTTCCAAAGCGCGAAGAGTTGTGCCAGAAATTTGATTGAATATCTTTCCAGCTTCTGAAAGATAATCATTTACTTCTTCAGTATCTTTTGCAGACATTGTGGCCACGTTTGTAAGATCGCGTAGCATGGCATCCTGAGACCAAACGTTTTTGGACTTTTTAAATTTACTTACATTTACGCCATACGAGGCGCGCATAGATTCGAAGGTATTGCCATTGTAAGTGGTGTGCCAGACAATACCGATTTTTGTAGATCTAATGAGCTTTGCAGCATCTGAATTTGCAGGGATAGCATATACAATTGTATTTGGATGAAAGGTGACATAGTCCTCTCCTTCTATTGTTTCAGTGGACAAGTCACCTGGCCCAAAAAGGAAGTCGCCTTGAACGACTCCAGTGATTCCAAGTTCTGGCAAATACTTTAATGCCAGTTTAAGCTTATCTGCAAGATCACCAGAAGTATCAGCATTGATATCAGCTGCAGATTTATAGACTTTAGGGTTTTTATTGAAAATACCTTTTTTAGCAACAAAAAATTTATTATCACTCGGATCAATACCAGCAAAAATAGCAGGTGCACCATCCCATTTGACACTAACATTTCCAGCATGTGTTCCTTTTAACATATCACGTAAGGATCTAAGAGCAAAGATTGCGTCTCTGGTTCCCTTAACTCCACCATAAATCACCTTATCCTCAATGTGAGTCATATGGGTGTTCTTTTGTTCTGTTATGAAGTTACTAAAGTTTTCCATTAATTATCTTGTTTCTCTCCATTGCATCGATGCATAAACGTTTGTCGCATCACCAGTACTTAGATTCGTCATTGTTATTAAATAAACTGTACTATCCGTTGCGTCAATATTATTACTTAGATATGCTCTTTTTGCTGTGCTAGTATCTGGAGTATTAATTCCAGCCGAAGCTTTATTGCTAGGATTACTTGCAGCAACCCACCCAGAATTTTGTCTTTCAGCCCCAGTTGTTGAAAATCCAGTCATGGTAATATTATACTCAACAACACTTTCAGTATCGGCGCTCACCCAAGTCCCACCTGTGACTGCCGCAGAATTGGGAAGTCTCCAAATAGTATATCGACAACTTGCAGCTGTTGATAATAGTTCAATATTTTGCAATCTAACAATTGATCTATTTGGTAAGCCTTTATAGGTATTTTTCAACCTGATAGCAATTACACCTTTGTAATTTGTTGGAGATGTTGTTCCTAAAGATATCACTCCAGAATCTGTTGCAAAGTCTACTCCAGATTCTCTATAACCACCTTCACTCATAACTGTGGAGCACATTTGATCCATATATGCGGTTCCAGTAGTTGCTCCAGTATTACGAATTTCGCAACGAACCGGAAGACTTGGATTTGACCAATACACAGTGCTCAGACCGACAACATTGCTGTGATATACTTCATGGGCAATCACCATATTACCATTATGAACAAAGCCTAAACGAACTCGGCCAACGCCCAACCACTGAAAATCTACGAACCACAAATTAGCAAGTTGTGGATTAATATTAAATCCACTATCGCCCGTGCCATCACATTTATCTTTATTCCAATCGGCTTGGGGTATAGGTGTATCGACAACAGAGCCTGTTACTCTACTACGAATAACAAAGAATAAATCTTCATTACCATCCTGCATAAAATAGGCGCCATCACCATTACCAAACAGTCCAATTCTCTGTTCAGTATTTGTTCTTGGCGGGCCAAAGGCAAAACTGGAAAGAGCTAACTGACTTTTTCCAGGCATGTAGTGATGGTACATTCTGCTTTGGTGAATTACGTAAGCATTTGATTCTGAGCCACATGTTAGTCTAATAGATGCTTCATTTACTCTCAATGCTGTTCCGCTGAGTGCGCCACTAGACTTTGTCAACAGTTCCTGTTCTTCACCATACACGTGACTATAATCACCAAGAGTCCACGTTTCACTGACCCTCATTCTACCAAAGGCGTCAGCTCCACCATCTACTAGTTTTGTAATAACGGGAAGTGGGTTATGATTATCAACAAGTGCGCCATCATCTGTGGCAATCATGTTGACTTCAAAGATATCATCATTCTTTTGAGGTTTACGCTTACTATTACGACTTAAGCTATACTGTGCCATATTAGCCCCACTTACTCGATAGGAATAGTTCATTGATTCCATCAACAGTATCAATGGAATGTGGGGACTTACCTTTAGTTCTTAAACGCCCTTGGAATCGTAGACCAGCTGATCGTGCCTCTGTGCCATCGGGGAATTTAAGTTTACCTCCGCCGTAAGCCAAACGAATCTCAACCTGGATTTCGCCTTTCAGTCTAGGAATAGGAAGTTTAAATGGATTCTTACCAAGATAGAATAATCCTGCACCACCGATTTGAATATAATATACGCCTTTTTTGTTATAATGCTTTTCGATAAATTGAGCATCCGTGACAACTTTTGTATTAATATCTTTCAGCAAACCTTTTGCTTTTAGAATATCTCTACCTTTTTTCGATACCTTAATAGGGATGCCATCAATATCTTTGTGGTATTTTACTGGATCCAATTCTCTTGCAGCCATAATATACGCATCAAGCGCTTTCTTTTTTGGCTCAACTGCGGCTAATAGTAATTCCTCATCTGCAGGATCCATCTTTTTAGCTGCAGTGAACTTTTTGGTTTTCATATCATAGATGAATGATCCACCGCCCATTTGGTCGTCAGGTGAAAGTTTAACTTCAATATTAAATGCTTTACCGTTTAGCTTACCTTCGATATCACCGGCACCCACGTTAGAAAAACCAGCGGCAGGTTTGTCACCTGGATTAAAGAAACTAAGTCCAGACTGTACGATCGCATTATAAATTTTTAATTCATAGTCTAAACCTCTTTGGCCTGACATAGCGCTCTCCGATAAAAAAGACTTAAAAGACTGCATATTAATATCTTTCAGTAATGTTGTTTTTACTATTTATATAAAAAAAATAGCCGAGTTTTCACCCGGCTACTAATAGGAAATGTCTTACTATTATTAGAATAAAGATTGAGAGTAAATGTAGATATCAGCAGTTTTGGAAAATTTCAAAGGCAAAGACTGATTGTAGTGACGCTTACCCATTCGGTGTCCACGACCTTGAAGTTTGACGTACATCGAGCGGTCGCCATAAGCTTTTATTTTATTCGCTTCTGCAATCATTTTACGCATATTTTTCACAAGGGCCATATCACGGCTATCGGAAAGATCTACAGTGCCGATATAAGCATCAGTGCGGTTTTCTTTGATGATCATAATTAGATATCCTTATGCGAAGGAAGAGGAATTGTGCCGAACGGCGTAAGAGAAATCGCTAAGTTTAGCGAGCTGGGCACCAGACATATAAGGTTCGAGCTGGTCGAGATATTTCAGAGCATCGTTAGTGGTAATCTGTTTTGCCCGAGCTGCGGCATAAACCTGGTTAGCGATCTGAGCGGCTTTATGTTCGGTCATGTGGTATCCTCCGTTTACATATCTAATATAATGTATCCGGGGAGGAATGTAAACCCCCCTTGATGATTTTTTTTAAATTATTTTAGTTAATCGTTGAATGGATTCATCCGATCCGGAAACGGTGATTTCTGGGTTTCCGCCGCCGGGGCCAATGGCGATGTAAGATTCGAGTTTCAGATTGTATTCGTCAAGTAGTTTGAAGAAGTCTTGAATAGGGCAGTCCCAAGAACAATCGAAGGTGTAAGTCATGATGATCTCCTTTTTCACCTGACCTTTATAACATAAAAAGGGGATGATGTACACCCCCTTTTTTTCATTTTTATTTTAAAAAATTAAAGTCCAGAAACCTCACTTTGAGTCTTTGCAAGTTCAGGATCTGGTACTAGTCCATATTCAGCCAATGGACCATCTGAGCCGCCAATCTCGTCTGATACAAAAAATTGCACATACTCACGAAGTCCTGGGATAATATCTAGGTGTGCATTTTTTACATAAAAGTAAAGTGGACGTGATACAGGATATTCTCCAGTTGAAATTGTCTCGACAGATGGTACAATGCCATTCATTGTAGCAACTTGAAGTTTATCAGTATTATTTTCGTAGAATGAAAGCCCAAATACTCCTACAGCATCTTTATTAGATGCAATGCGCGTAAGGGTTTCAGTGTAGTCTCCATCGATATCCACCGCACGACCATCAGTGCGAATGTTCATGCAAGCTTTATGATCCTCTTTATCGCAACCTGCTGCCATTACCTTTTCTTCAAAAACCTCACGGGTGCCATGTTTAGTACCGGGAATGAATACTAAGATTTCTTGATGTGGAAGTTCTGGATTAACTTCATCCCAGTAAGTCGCGGTTGATTCTGCATTAAGTGCAAGATAGATGTCTTTTGGGGTAAAGGTAAAGTGATCACCATCTTTATCTGATGCAAAGACAATGCCATCATAACCAATACGAACTTCAGTAATAGAAGTCACGCCATTGTCAGCGCACGCTTGAATTTCTTTTTCTTTAATACGACGAGAAGCATTTGCAATATCAAGTTCATTTTCGCCAACGCCTTGACAGAAACGTTTAAGACCTGCAGAGGAACCACCGCCCTCAACCACTGGTGTAGGAAAATTTGTATTCTCACCAAATGCTTCAGCTACAATAGATGCATATGGAAGTACAGTTGACGATCCAGCAATCTGGATATTGTCTCGCGCTACAGCTGGAGAGGCGGCTGCAATCGCCAAGACTGTTAGTATTTTTTTCATTCATTCCTCATAAGTTTTGTGTGTCTTAAATTACTTATAGAAAAGGATCGTTACTTTTGTAACGATCCTGTAAGGTTTTGTAACAGACCCGTAAAATTATACGCCTAGGATCCTGCCAATATCTTCTTTCAATCCTTTTTGAGGATTTCGGGTCAAATGTTCGTGCACTTGTTCGAAATAGAATGCCGCATCTTCTGCACCATGTTTACTAAGAGCATGAGCTGCGGCTTCAAAAAAGTCAATGACTTCATATAGAGATATACGTCCGTCAGTACCGATAGCTGCCCGGTGAGTCTTAGCTGCGCGTTGATTCATACCAACCTCCTTCTGCAAGCATCTTCTTAAAGTTTGCAAGTTGTTTATCATTTAGCAATACAGTCGTAACCAGAGCACCTTTTGTGTATTGTTTTAGCGTAACTGAGTACAACCCCTCTGAGAGATAGTACACGTGGTCATAAGCGTCATGAGCAAATTTCATTGATCCCACCATTCAACTGAGTTTTGTTTGGGTTTGGGTTGCTCCTGTTTACGTTTTTCCGCCTCAGTTCTCCTATTATCATAAATCCAATAGGATATGAAATACCAGAAAAAAGGCGCATACGCAACCAGTAAAGCAATTAGAAGTTTAAATGTAGTTTCCATGAAATTATAATACCATATTGGGGAGGTCTTGTAAACCTCCCCTGTTATGATTAAGCAGCAAGAGCAAACTCGACTGCTTTTTCTGCTGCTTTGATTTTACGCAACTGGTTAGAACCGAACCACTGGCTATGCAGGCGATTATCTGCATTACGACCTTGAAGGTGGTCAGTGACGTAGGTAACCGAGTTAAACGCTTGCCACCAGGTACCTTCGGCATATTCAGCGCCAGGTTGAGTTTCCAGAACGTCAAGCGACTGACGAGCCATACGCGACAGAGAGTCTTTAGTGACTTCTTTCTGCTTGTCCTGACCCGAAGTGAGAGGAAACACTTCATTGTAGTACTGAAGCAGATTATCAACAGAGAACTTCTTCGAACCAAGGAACTGAGCCATTTCTTTGTACTTTGCAAACTTCTCGTGAGCAATACCAAGAGTCGACTTAACCGAGTCAGCATCAAATACAGTGCGATGACCGACTTTCACTGCACGATCTGCCTGAGAATTCAAAGCAAAGGTCAGAGTGTTATTGCAAACAACGCGGATGGGAGTGAAGCGAACGTCAATCGATTTACCGTACACGTGGGGATTGCTGAACAACATGTACGAGTCAACTTGGTCACCACCAAACAGGTCGAACGACTCTTTCACTTTAGCCAGAGCCCAAACAACCTGACCACCTTTCAAAGAACCTGCAGTATGCATTTCCATATCACCAGCAAGAACATATTCGCTGAAGAATTCGAAAGCTTGTTCATTTTGAACAGGGTTCCAGTTTTCACCGACGTT